GTTAATTCACTAAGAATCTCATAGTCTTTAAATGTAAGTTTATCTTCTTCTATCAAAGTCTTTAAGTTAAGAGCACCAACCTTTTTAACAGTCTTAGACATCTTGACTCCTAATTGAGTCTTTTTACCAGAGAATCCTTGACCAACAACTTGTCCAGCTCTACCCCTCATAGAACACATGAGTAAATTTTCATACTCTAAATCATAGTTAATAATAGCAGCAACTTGATCCCCTACATCATTTACTTCACATAATATAAATGCATCATTATAACTCTTTGCTACCTCCCAAATAATATTAGGGAACAACATAGGTTTGATTTCATTATTTCTATACTTTGCTACTACCTTATGAGGGAACTCAGTAATATCAATTACTACAAAAGCAGAGTAATCTCCACCCACACCTCTTGCAACATCAACAGTTACAACATAATCATGATCTTCTTTACATACTTCATATACATCTAATCCAGCACTTCTAGTCTCTGGTTCATCATAAACTAATGCTCTTAGTTTGCTAGGAGCAATCAAAGTATCAACAGATCCTAAGAATTCACATTCAAACTCAACTTTGAACTGTGCTTCTGAAGTATTAGCAATGGTAGATTTCTTCCACTTTTCATCCCTACCAGGAACTTCACTCCAATGAACATCCGTAGGAATATACTCATTCTTCTGTTTCTCAGCATCATGCCACAACCTATAGAAGTGGTTCATACCATGAGGAGTAGAGACTATGATAACTTTAGTGCTCTTACCTGAGGTAATAGTAGGATAAACTGAACTGAAGAATGAATCAGCAATATGGTTAGGAACAAAAGCAAATTCATCCAAGAATAGGATGTTGAATGACATACCCCTAACTGCAGATGCAGATGTAGAAGCAGCAAGAATTTTAGAACCATTCTCTAGTTCCAGACTTCCTCTATTCCAAGATATGATACCTTGTTGCATCCACTTAGGTAAATTCTCGTATGCAGTTTGAAGACGTCCTAAAAGTTCCCTAGCAGTAGCAGCTTTGTTTGCTAGAATACCTACATTAACACTATCATTAAATACCACATAATGTAGAAGGTAAGATACGCAAGTAGTAGACTTACCTGTCTGTCTAGGCATCTTACAGATGTTAAACCTAGACTCGTGGAAATTCTTAATTAATTTTTCTTGAAAATGATATGGTTGAAAAGGTGTCAGACCTAGATCCAAACTAACAATCTTTACGTATTTCTTGGCAAAATAGATAGGATCATTTCTACATGCATAAAATTCAAGTATTTGCTCTTGAGTAAACTCTTGAGATACATTTGCTTTTTTTAGGTTGGGATTACCTAGATAAATGTTGTCTGACATAATAACCTCCTAC